TGATGGGCAATCTGCTCATTATGCCTAGAAAATATTTTGGAGGATTCTGATATGGGATTGGTATTCTTCTGTTTGGGTGTGCTGGCTGGTATTGTGGGAACACTCATGACTATCAGCTATTTCATGTTGGCCCAAGACTACGAGGATGATCTGCGTGACTGAAATCGTACTTGCCCTGATGTTGGCTCTTGTAGTCTACATCTACCTCACAATGTAGCTCTATATCGCTCTGTGTGCCTCTCTGAGCGATTTTAAATCCCAACCCTATACGTTGACATAGGTAAAGACTTGAAAGGCTCATAGAGCCGCATAGGAGATTCGTATGGCACAGCTTGCTGTGGAACCAACTTCCAGAACTAACATCATCGACGTAGCAATGCAGATTGCCCAATTGGGGGCTAAGGTGGGGAAGTCTACTGCCACCAATAACGGTATCTACGGATTCGTTGGTAAGGATGGACGAACTGAATTCATTCTTGGGGATTGTCACTACCGTGTGATGGCCCAAGAGTGGGGGAAGGTGAAAGACCCTGTTGCTGTAGTGACACGCATCCACCGTGTTGGCAATCGTAGTGAAAGTTTGTCAGATGATGTGTGCAAGGACTGGTATCACTACCTGTTTAACGACAGCCCCTACGCTCCGTGGGTAATCACCAAGGATGTTGAAGAGGCATGGGAAAAGAAATACTGCGCCATTAGCACCGAAGCGCCTGCCAACATGGTGCAAAGCTTCTGCATCGCAACACGTAATACTTGGGAGAATGCCAGTCGTGTGCAGTCGGTGGTGAAACTTCTTCGTGCTGGTATTCACCCCAACATTGCGTTTGTTGTTGGCTACCATATCGTGCCGGACACCTCGGACATGAATGGTGATGTGTTCTCGCTGTCGGTTCCTCACGGGAACCACCAAGTGTTCGACAACAGTGTCCACACTGAAGGGGCGATTGCCTTTCAGAATGGCGAGTCTCTTTACCCACTCAAACCCTACTATGAGCAGCAAGTAATAGGTGGCACTGTTAGCCGACAGTGGTGGGGCGAGGGGACGAATCTAAAAGATTTCTTGAAGAATGTCTTCGAGAGTCTTGGGAGTGCGGATACTAGCTACAAGAATCCGTTTGCAAAGGCAAAAATTGCCAACAATTCAACCACATCGTTCAAGATGAGTATGCTGGTTGCGCATATCAAAGCAGATCAAGAGGGGTTTTTCTCTAATGCCTAAAGTCCTAATCGTTGGGCAAGGGGTAATGTTCCAAGAGATGTTCGAAAGGCATGGCTGGGAAGTTGTAGACAGTTTTGATGACGCAGAATTCCTTCAGTTTACTGGGGGATCTGACGTTAATCCCGTATTCTATGGGGAAGCTGTCCATCCCAGAACTTTCTATGACACACGCCGAGATGAGGAAGAGGCAGCAATCTACCAGAAAGCTCTAGCTGCTGGGAAGGTGATGCTAGGTGTGTGTCGTGGTGGTCAGTTCCTCAATGTAATGAACGGAGGATCTCTCTACCAGCATGTTGAAAACCATGCCATTCGTGGCACTCACCTCTGCCAAAGCTCTGTGTTGGGTAAACGTGTCCGTGTTACATCGACACACCATCAGATGATGATCCCGACTATGGATGCCTTTGTTGAGGGCTGGTCTTGGAATATGTCTCCTTACAAGGAGCATATGAATGCGAATAATCGGGTGGAAATCGTTACCACAGACCAGATGGAAGCAGAAGTGGTTTGGTACGAAGATACCAAGTCGTTATGTTTCCAGCCTCACCCAGAATACTACGGGGCAGCTAGTACAGAGTCCTACTACTTCGAAGTGATTGGACACTTCACGGAGGTATAATGGAACAACTCTACATTCTTGAGAAAGAAAGTGTAGGGGGAGAGTGTTGGGTAGGAGTTGCTACAAGTACCAACCTCAAAAAGATTTACGCGATTAAGAGCAAGACTCAAGGAGGAACGAATATGCTAACAGGAAACCCCTGCAAATTTCGCCTGAAGGTTGCTAAACAGATCGAAGTAGTTACTGAATTTACACGGTGAGTCGAGCGCGTTCTCGCTGAAAAACATAGACTAAATAGAGGTCGTTGACCTCCCGAGGATAAAATTATTTGTGGTCTTGTGGGTTGTATTGGTAAGATTGGCCTCAAAGAGAAGAGCGCTTTCGAGGCAATGCTCGTAATGGATGTTCTTCGTGGCAAGCATTCGACAGGTGTGACAGGTGTTAAGGCGGATGGTAGTTGGACAACTGCTAAGATCGCTGACGTTCCCCATGTCCTGTTTGACATGAAGAAGTACGACAAACTCAAGGCCCAACAGAACTGGGTACTGATGGGTCACAATCGCTACGCCACCAAGGGAGAAATCAATTCTCGAAATGCCCATCCGTTCGAGATGGAAGATGTAGTCGGCTGCCATAACGGAACTATCCGTACCCAGTGGCGACTGCCAGACTACCGGGACTTCGATGTGGACAGCGAGAACATCTTCCACTCTGTTCAACAGCAGGGTTTGGAAGACACACTGGCTATCCTCGACGGTGCATACGCCCTGACGTATTGGGACAAGCGTACTCACCAGTTCGTTGTTGTCCGTAACAATGAGCGTCCTCTCTACTACGCCCTCAGCAAAGATGAGAAGACTCTCTTCTACGCTAGTGAAGCATGGATGATTAACGTAGCATGTGGACGTGAGAACATCCCCATCAAGACGGTGGTTGACATTCGTAAGAATACAATCTACCGATTCGATATCGACATGCGTCACAACGGTGACGATATCATGGCTGACATGGAGAGCTTCGACCCTTTTGTTCCACCCGTTACTACCTACAGCAGCTACAGCACAGGTGGTCGCTCTGCCTCGGGTTCCTTTCCAAGCGGACAAGGCAGCACGACGGCGAAGCAAACGGGAACGCAGACGACAGCAAAGGAAGCAGAAAAGAAACCCCCGGTGAGTTCTTATAATAAGTCTCCTGAGACTGCGGCAATGGAGAAGATCCGGGACATGTATGTGAAAACATACGTGACCTTTGAAGTTGTGACAGATTCAACTTCTGAATCAGGGCAATCCTACGTCTCCTGTAAGATGGCTAACACCAGCGCAGACATGGAGTGCCGAGTCTTTGTTGGTAAGGATTTCCACAAGGAGGTCTATGACGATCTTAAATCCCAACATGACTGTCTGTTCCAAGCTGAAGTTGTTGGAGTTGGTATTGACTTCCGCAATGGTAACAAGACTCCTTATCTCTGCCTCAACTACAAGACTCTTTCGGTCTTGGAAGATGAAGAAGATGATGACATCCCTTTCCAAGCCCCGACTCCGACAAACTCCTAACGGGGCCGGGTGGCAGCCTAATCGACTTGGCTGAGTGGGAAAGGATCACTCAGGCTTACGGATGTGCATGGTGTACGGCTTATCCCAAGCCTGAAAATCATGCAAAAATCCAATGGCTTCACAACTACGACTACATGTGCGATAAGTGCATGGAACATCCCGAGCTAGTGAATCTAGCAAAAACATACATCTAGGTGAATATCATGGCTATTAACTTCCTCGTCGGTACTGACCCTGAACTGTTCGTTTCTAACGGTGAGCGTTTCGTCTCTGGCTACGGGATGATTAAAGGCACCAAGGACGAACCCCTGAAGGTGAAGAATGGGGCGGTTCAAGTTGATGGACACGCCCTCGAATTCAATATCGATCCCGCTTCTAGCGAAGACGACTTCGTTAGTAAGATTGCGTCGGTTCGATCCACTCTGGCAAAAATGATCGGTCACAAGTTCACGCTGGCTACCCAGCCTGTCGCTGACTTCGGTCTGGAATATCTCATGGCTCAACCGGAAGAAGCCAACGTACTTGGCTGCGACCCGGACTTCAATGCTTGGCTTCAAGGTCAAGCGAATCCCCGTCCCGATGGTAACGTCCCGTTCCGTACGGCTGGTGGTCATGTTCATATCGGCTGGTGTGGTAGCGATGAGGTTCCTCTTGTTGACATCGATGACCCCGAGCATCAGGAAGCATGTCAGATGTTGATCCGGGAACTGGATTTCTATCTGGGTATCCCCTCGCTGTTCTGGGATGACAACGACATGCGTCGTGAGATGTATGGGAAGGCAGGTGCGTATCGTGCCAAGCCTTACGGTGTCGAGTACCGTTCACTGTCAAACAAGTGGTTGAGCAACGAAGAACTCATCCGCTATGTCTATCGCCAGACTATTCTGGCAGCAACCAACCTCGCCAACGGTAAGTCTATGGCGGAATCCTTCGGTGGCTGTGCCTCTTACGCCATCAACAACAATGACCGGGACTTGGCTAAGGAAATCATCCAGCAAATGTTCCCTGACTTTGGTCTGTCAGGAAGTGTGAAAGATATTCCGAAGGCAGCGTAATACAGGGGAAGGAGGACTTCAATGGCAAAAATGTACGATAGTTATCCCGACGCTATTCAGCGTGTCCAAGGGACGATCATTACCTACAAGGGACTTCCTCATTACGTGAGGGATATCCGGGAACGAGGTATCAAACTGGGGCTCGCCTACCTTCGGGAGCATGATACAGCCGATCTGGTGTATGTCGACCAAGAAGATGAGGAACTGTCCTTTGCGGCTCTTCCTCTGGGGTATGTGAACACACAGAGCAGAGCGGCCTATGCGATGCGTGCACCCGCCCGTAGGTGGAAGCAGGGTATAGACCACAGGGCTGTCCTTTTCACCCGTCCTGATGGCTCTCTGGGCCGTTTGGAGGGGGGTTTGGACATGAGGCTTCTGTGTGACTGCTTCGAAGGCATCTACCCCACCTTCTCAGACGCAATGGGAATGTTCGTTAGTAAGAACCCATTCAAACCTGACAGGCGGAGGTCTGTTGCTTTCTCTCGTCAGTTCTCTGTCGAGGACTCAGGAGCCTCACTGTCTTATCGTGGGAGGCCTGTAGGTAAGATTGGGAGTAATGGTCCCGAGTTGCAAGACAAGTTCCGCTACCTGATTGAAGCACTAGAGGAAGATTTGAAATGACCACGGTGTTGAATGCTTTTCGTATTAACCGCGACACTCCTGTGGAGGGGGATGTAGGGGTTGAGATTGAAGTGGAGGGAGCAAGACTCCCTACCGCTGTTCGTGGGTGGAATGTAACCCACGATGGGAGCCTTCGAGAGCATCATGGCATGGCTCTTGAGTATGTCTTTAGGGCACCGGCTACACTGAAGCACGCTGAGAAGCTTTTGGACAACCTGAAAGACTCCCTTGAAGATAGCAAGAGTAAGGTAGCAGACAGCCCGCGTTGTGGTGTACACGTCCACGTTAACGTGCAGGGGTTGACCATTACTCAGCTCTATAACTTCTTCGCTCTCTACTTCATCTTCGAGGGGGTGCTGACCAAGTTCTGCGGGAAACAGCGAGAAGGAAACCTGTTCTGTCTTCGTGCAAAGGATGCTGAATTTCTGGTATACGAACTGGAACGTGCGTTGGAGGACGGACGTTTCCGTAACCGATTCTCTAATGACCAGCTTCGATACGCTGCCATGAATGTGTGTTCTCTCCCAAGGTATGGCAGTTTAGAGTTCCGTTCCATGCGTGGGACTACGGACAAAGAGACTGTTATGCTTTGGACCAAGCTCTTGGTAGCCCTTCGAGAGCAGGCGAAACAGTTCGAAGCTCCTTACCAGATTCTGGAACAGGTAAGCATGGGGGGAGAAGCTGCCATTCTCTTGAATACTTTTGGGGAAGATGGACGTTTCCTCATGGAGTATGAGGGGTGGGAGCAGTCAATCATGGAAGGTGTCCGTCGTTGTCAGGTCTTCTCCTACTCAGGGGATTGGGAGACTCTCAACCAAGCCCCAAAGCGGAGAGTCGGGGGGATCGAAGTGCCGATGGATTTCTCCGACGATTTCCCGCCGATGGACCTGTAGGATTTGCTCCGGGAGAAATGCAGGTAGTCGGACGGGGAGAGAGGAGAGTATTCGGGACTTGGATTGACGAGGTTGACGTTATCCCTGCCATGCAACCGCCCCCTAACCCTGCGGATCAATGGGGGCCAATTCAAGAAAGACGCTCTACTATCCAAAAAGATGTAATGAGATCCGCAATCAGGCGTGGACTCAGCTATAGACAGTACAAAGAAGAACTCGAAATCGCACTTAGAAATCAAGGACTTTAAACATGATTATTTTTCCGTACAAGCCCGGTAGTAACT